CCGTTTCGCATATCCTTCTGCCACACACACTGGCCGTCCGCCCATCAATTGATTGGGCGAGACATACCAACATACAGTTGTGCTGGTATCTCATAAGAGGTTTGTGCGTGTTGAGGATTCAGTTGTGATGGCCGCAACCACTACACCTGTCTCTCTCGTCGCCACTTGGCTGGCCATACCACGCGCTGCTCTGTAGTAGATCAGCTTACTTGGGGGCGCGCACTCCCCCGGGCCCGGTCGTAAGAACGACTCACAACTCCAACTCGCGTTCCCGTCTTCCCCAGGCGAACTTCATGGCCGCCTCTCCGGCGGAAGCCACCATTTCCGGTGTAACCACACTCCTTAGCTTTGAAATTGCCATCATCACATTTGACATCGTTGACGAAACTGGTGATGGAGACGGAGCCATTAACACTGCATTTGACCGTGTCATGACTTCAACGTTCACCTTAACCCGCCAGTTAACGGTTACTGACGGCGCCAATGTTCCATTTGTGACAACGTGGAACCCCAAGTTCCAATTTCGAGTGGCAAAGGCCGGTGACGCAGTTATAGTCTGTGTCTCGCCAAATTCAAAGTCGTTGTTATCGACTGGTAAATAGCGCACGGCAATACCACTGGTTATAGGAACTCTGTCATACGAATCAAGTGAGGCAACCGCGTTCACACTGGTGGGATTCTGCTCATCGAACCTGGTCTTAGACCAGGCATAATAAGTACCTGTGAGTCCCGTTCCTTGTGCAACTGGTTCAACTCTGAGCTCAGCTGAAACAATCCGGCAGGCCTCGGCGACCTGATAGAGTTGCTGTGCTCCTTGTGATGACTGTAGTGCTCCGTATGCAAAGGCGTTGTCCGATGAACTCGCGGACTCCTCATACCAGCCGAAACCGACTGCTGTGAGGATGGAGTTGATAGCGGAGCCTCCCTGTCCAGTGGCGGGCAGCCAGATAATGACTCCTGACTGTGCACCACCACTGAGGACGTTGATGGTCCCTTCGTGCTCAAGTTGAAAGCAGCACGAATTGGCCACACACAAATCCGGCAGAGGTACAGTAGCTCCTTTTGAAAATGGATTGCTAAGACTACGTAAATAGGCGCGACCAGCAGGATCATAAAGGCGTAGGGCCTTGGATCTCCCCTTTCCACCATTCTTCAACGTGATCTGTCCCAGTTTCGCCTTAAGTTGGTTCACTTGTTGTTGTAGTTTGTCGTTCTTATTAACCGGGCCCGACGGCTTCCCTTTAGCCGCTTTCTTGGCTCCCTTCTTCCTTGCCATACTTCAACTTCAAGAACTCAATGCAAGCACTTCCCCAGAAATCTTGCCCGCCCCATCCTGCGGTTTCAAGTTCCTCCAGTATTTCCGGCAGCTCGGTGTTCAGCCTCATCTCGTAACAGAATTGCAAAACTCTCTCTTCAGTTGCGGCTTCAGATAAGAGTCTATACAGCACTCTGTTCCACGAGGTGAGGGGTGCCAGTATGGTCTCGGGTGACCACCTGTGGCTGCAGAACTCTGCGTCATTCTGCTCATACATCTTGAGCTTCTTGCCAAATTCGCCGTACTTTCGTACTGCTCCTTCCACAGTCAACTCAAGAGAATCGTCGCCTAACGCTATGCTCCACTTCGAGCCTATGAGACGTGTCACCATCACTCTCATATATGTGTTGGATGACGTGGTGCAGTACCACCCGCTGGGTAAGATGCCCGGAACAACCTGCTCTACCAACGTACCATCACTTAGCATGAATATTTTCATCGCCACGCACCAGTAATATCCGTCGATTAGCCGCTCCTGGAGTTCACCCAGGGGCATAAGCTGTTGCTTTCGCCTCTCTTTGTCCAGTAGGAGTTCACTGTACAACACCGTCCAGTCCCACCCTGACACATCAGCCGATGAGATCTCACTAAAACCCACCCTCTCTACCATCGACCAAACCTTGATCAAGTCATCGTCACTGCCTCCCATTCCAACACAAGAGGCTCTCTCTGGACCGTTTCTCCATAAGTCCACCTCAAGCTTGTTCATTGGGCCGAACAACAACCTCCCAATTGTGTTCATTGCAAGTGAGAATATACATATTAATCGCAGTCTACCTGTGTCGATTTTCTCACGAGGATGAGGTTCTGATTTTATAAAAACCCGAACAACATCAGCTATGCCTTTCTTAACTAGTTCAACAGACGTCAACTCCTCAACGTCTATTACCAGCATCCGAACGACCTTAGCCATGATATCCTCAATGAGTTCCTCCCTAAAACCCTCCACGACCTCTTGGTTAGTGTTACCAAGTTTGCACCACGGATATCCCGGATTGGAGTCTTTGACGACCTCTTTCTCCAGGACCCTGTCGATGTCCCACTCCACACGCACTGACTTCAGATCCCCAAGCAATAGCTTTTGCAGGGAGTCCTCAGTCACTGTGGTGTGTGACCTGGGATAGGCGGCGTTAAGCCTCCCGATTTCTTCGATTTGCTCTTTCGAGAGTTCCGTGTACTTCTGTTCGCAGTTTGGCTTGAACTTGCTGGCCTGGAGTCTGAGACTCCGTCCCTCGGCTCCTGCGCCTTTTGGGGGCCACTGGAGCCCGGCAAGCTCTGGGTATTTGGGGGCGAGGGTTGCGGTCCAGGGGGCTTCCCTTTTCGCAGCTCCTGCACTGCGGAAATCAGTCGCTGTGCCGCACTTTCTGAGGACTTCACACTGCGCTCCACCAGCAGTGTCACTACCTTCTGTTGTCTCAGTATCTCCTTCAGTGCTCCACTCGATTCCGCCTGTTCCAAGAAGCTCTCGCTGCCACCATTCTTTTCCGGAGCCGGGCAGCTCGTCTCCGGTGGGGGAAAACCCGTCTCTTTTCTGGTTTCAACTGCAGCAACCACTGGTGCCACAATTTTCTCCATCACCACGATAGGTCCTTCGGACTTCTTACTCTCAGCTCTCCCTTGTATGCTACTGGTAGCTGAGGAGCTAATCATCTTCATTAGGTCCTTCTTGGTGTACTTGGTCTTCGAACACTCGTCATCATCAGCCCAGGCGTCCTCACGCGCAGAGAATCTCTGGTCCCTCTCACGCGCCTCTTTCACGTTACGGGATACCTCCTCCCTTGCTCTCCTAGCCGCCATAACAGCGGCGTTCGGTTGTGATTCTTCCCTCTGGCGATGCCAGAACTTTCCGGTTTGGTCAAGCCGGGTTTGCTCTCCATTCTTACCATGAATGTTCACACTTCCCCATCTCTCTTCCATATTGGCAGTCTTCAGCTTCCTCTTAGCTCGTCGTCCGAGTACTTTTGAGACATCCCCAGTCATATCGTTATCTTCAACTAATTTCTGGTGTCTTCTCTCCTCGGCATCGTCTACCTCCTGGTCAAGTTTTCTCTGCGCTCGCATGTCCGCCCATGTCTGGTCATCAACGTATTGCATTCCGTACTTGCCACGATACCAGCCCTCAGGCTCGACTCCGAACAAGCTCTCTGCTATGTTATTGAAGTCGACAGAAACTCCGATGTTAGTCTCAGACTCAGGCATCGCACATATGTGTGTACCCTGAGCCATCCCTGACGATATCATCGGTGATCCAGACCACCCTGGACAGGTGGTCGCGTCGTGCTCCAAAATCATGCCAACATCCTCCGCTCTGTTGTAAGTGCCCACGGATTGGTGCAACTCTCCATCAACGAAGCCATAAACAACCACGTGTCCGCCATTCGAATTTCCATTCTTCAAGGCTTTCACTCCGAGTACTGAATATACAGACTCTGGAATGTTTATCTCCATGACGTCGATCTGCCTCTGTGGTGAGTAGAACTCAATCATACTCTCATCAAAGACAATGTTCACCATCTCCTTGTCCCTAACCAGCCGCACTGGCTGACCAAGTAAGTCGTTCCATGTATGGTTTGTTATCACCAAGCGCGTCTTGTTTCCAATACACGCTCTCCTCCAACTCATGGAATGCGGGATCCATTCGCCTTCCACTTTAACAGCGATGGCGATCAGACCTGTGGGCCACGTTTTAACTTTCTTAGGTAGGAACCCTGTGACGGACATTTCCGGCCAGATTGTACCAGGTTTGCACTGCTTGGCGTGAGCGGTAATACCGCTCTGCGACGACATGGCCATCAGGCCGATCTTCCTCATCAGGATCGTAAACAGTGAGCACCCCGGACCATTCAAGGCCATCGGCAATAGGTCCCCATCTCTCGTACCCAGCTCCAGGCACTCCCGACAACCACATGTGGTGGAACCGGTATGCAAAATGCACTTCGTTCCCACCCGTGTAGTCGTACAAGAGCGTCGTTGAACTGCACCTTTGGACGTTAATCCATTGTGCCACAACGTGTCCCAGTTGACCCTCAGCGTCCCTAGACTTTGAGCCACACCACGCGACCCCGCCATTAGGACTTTGAGCCAGAACACGATTAGCCATGTGCAGAAACAGAATACGAAGACGCATAAGATCGACATTATCACTGTCTGTTTCCAGCCAGTCACTTCTGTCGTCTGTTGGGTCCCAATGATCGAGTTCACCCAGGACATAATCCTTGTCCGTACCAAGGGAGTTAAGGTCAACTCCGGCTCGGGCATAGGTCTCATGAACGGATTTAACTGTTTCATAGTCTGGATTGTCCACACCTGGCAACTCTGCAATCCAGAGTTGAGCCACCTGTACGTCCACAGGGACGTTCCTGATATATCGTGACGGTATGACCATAACCATGTTGATAAGACAACCATCGGGTACAGCGACACCAGGATCAGACATAACAGTTTTGTTAGGATAGCTCCAAGAGAACACGTCAAAGCAAAAGCTGTTGGCAATGTTTTCCGTCCAAGAGTGCAGAGCCACAAGAAACCTGGCATGCCAACGTAAAACCCCAGCAAGAACGCTGGAATTAGCATTGGCGGATGTAGGAAGTCCGAGTCTGTGACTCGAGCTGGTTCCCACACCAGATCCCAACCAAGATAGTAAATGATTGTACAGCATGCTTGCCAAAGTAATATTGACAACAAATGTTGTATAACTGTATACGTAGCTCTAAGCAACTGCATCCTATTGGATGTATATGTTTCACCACAGCAAAGGTTTTAAACTTTGTAGCAGCCGTCGC